TCTTCCTGCTGGGCCGGCTGCCTGGACGGCATTCCGCCGTTCACCAGGTCAAGACCCTCGCCTCCGACAGGACTCGCGAAGCCCCTGTTGCTTTCTCTCTCGATCTCTTCCCGAACCTTCTTGCGGTAGGATTCGGGATCGTCCAGATAGGCCATCTTCTCCTTGAGCTTGACTGCGAAATCGTAGATGCCCGTGGCTGACTTGGATTCAGCCGGGGCACGGTCCCACATCGCACGCACGGCAGGGTCGTAGTCCTTCGAGTCGGGCGCGATCTTGCCGTAGAGGTAGCCATAGACCATCTGGTCGAAGTCGGGGTGCGCCTTGCGGATGGGGCGGGTAGCCGCCTCCCATGATTCGTATGCCGCATCCTGGTTCGACTGCGAAGACTGCTCGTCGAGCTCGCGAAGCGTATCGTCTGATTCGCGAAGCCTCTTCTCAAGGTCTTCCTTCTTCTCCGTGTCCGCTTCGCTGAACCAGTCGCCGTCGTTCTTGTCCGACAGTTCCTGAAGCTCCTTGCGGAGGCTTGAACGCTCCGTGCATACCTCGTGCAGACGGCTCTGCGTGTCGTGGAGCCTCTTGCGCGTTCGCTCAAGGTTCTCCTTCAATGCGTTGTAGTCGTCCTCGCTGTAGGTGACGGGTTCGGGCTTCGGAGTCTCTTCCGTCTTTCCAGAGTCCTCCTGGGAGGGTGGATTGGTCGACGCTCCTTCGTCCGGCATCGGGGAGTCCTGGACGGGATCGGGGGAATGGCTCTCGCCGCCCTGGTCTAGCATGTCCACGAAACTCACGCTCTGCTCGTTCTCTTCGTTCTGGTTCTTCTCGTTCTGGTCTTCCATCTGGACTCTCTTCTTTTAACCGCACCTGAATCAGGCTACGCGCCTGGAGGAAACACGGTCACATTCAACTAACCTAAAAAAATCATTGGGGCATCATGGCCTGCTGCGCCGCGATGTCCATCTGCTGCTGCTGCTGGCCCATGTCCATCATCTGCTGCTGCTGCGCCATCTCCGTCTGCGCCTGGGCGAACGCCTGGGTGCGGCGAAGTATCTCCTCGCGGTTCGGGATGTCGGAGAGCGAAAGCAGAATCTCGGCGGCCACCTCCTGCGGGATCACGCCGCTCTTGAGCACCTCGCTGAAGATCGTGAGCTGGCGGTCGCGGATGCTGTCGTACGGCGCGACCTTCTTGAGGATGACGTCGTAGTCCAGAGTGTCCTCGATCCTGTGGAGTGGTGAGCCGTTCTCCCCGGCAGGCTCGTTGAACTCGTAGCTCTCCGTCTCGCCGTTGGGGCGCGTCACGCGAAGCACGCGGTAGTCCGTGTAGTACTCTCCGATGAGGCGGAGCACGACGTACGCGATGCGCTGCTTGCAGAAGTTGATGTTCTCCAGCTTCGGCGTGTGGAGCGTGTTGCCCTGCGCGATTCGTGCGCTCTGGATGGTTCCGCTCCGCTCGTTCGTGCCTCCCATGCCAAGCGTTGAGTCGTTCACGCCAGTCTCGCGCTGGAGCATCTGCAACGCGAAGTTCATGTGGTTCGTGATGAAGCCCATGTCCTCCGTGTTGTAGTCCACCTTCACGCGGGATAGACCTCCGTCCTGGAGGATGGCAAGGCCGTCGGGACGCTGGATCTCCTGGCGAAGCTCCTCCGGGTCGATGACCGCAGAAGCCTCGGCCATCACCTGGCGGGTGCCGAACTTGTGGATAAGCTTGCTGTTCAGCTTGTTGATCTCGTCCTGCAAGCCGATCATGTTCGTCACCATCCCCTTCGGGTGCCCCTCGCGGTCGGTGGCGCAGACAAGCGGAATCAGCGGATAGAGGTTCACGCGGAGCGTGTTCGGGTTCTCCGCGCCTGGCTCGGCAGAACCCTTGAGGATGATGTCGTCGCTGAAGATGACGTGGTGTATCTCCTGCGTGATGTAGGTCTTCTCGTCGGACGCCTCGAAGTCGTCCTTGGACTTCTTCGCCTTCTTCTTCACAGGAGTGGAATACCAGCACTCGCACACCTTGATGCGCTGCGAGCGGTAGTCCACGTACTGACCGATGCCACGGTCGGAAGCCTGGAGCTGCGCCGCCTGCTCCTGACCCTTGAACGCATCGTCCTCGAACCGCTGGTTGATCATGTCCGCCGCCTCCGGGAAGAGGATGTTCGCGACGTCGCGGTCGATCCACTTCACGCGGATGACGTAGCGTGCGTCCGAACCGTCCGGCTTGATGCTGTATGGGTCCATGTAGACCTGCTCCCACGGCACGTAGTCGACGCATATCTGGTCCTTGCCGCGCACGTCCTTCTGCACGCCGACCTTGATCCAGCCTCGGCCGCCGATGAGCGCGTCCGTGAACGCCTTGCTCACGTAGTAGTCGAAGTGAGCCAGGTCGAACACCTGCTTAAGCAACGCCGTGAGAAGGCTCGCCATGGAGTCGTCGGACTCCTCGCGCCCCACCACCTGAACGTCCACCCTGGACTGGATCTCCAGGGAGCGCACCATGTCGATCATCGCGCCGACAAGGTTGATAACCACGGGGGGCTGACCCCTCATCCGCAGCTGCTGCATCTCCTCCGGGGTCCACTGGTCGCCGTCGTAGTACTCGAAGTTGACCTGGTTCTGCCGACGCCAGCGTTCCTCGTAGCGTTCGGCCGCGTCGAGCATCCTCCGGAATCTGTGTCTTGAATCAATCTCCATGCCAATAAAAGTAGTGAATACAATGTCTGCCTACCCTATGGGGCTTCGCGGACAGAATCCGTCTACATCACCTTCCAGTCCAGGTTCAAAGGACGACGCTTCATCCGCAGCTGCGAGGCAAGGCGCGAGGTAGTCATCCTGTTGTCCGTGAAGGTCTCGTGGTCGCCGTAGAACGTGAGGTTCAGAGCGTCAGCGAGGTTCGGGCTCTTCAGCCCACGCTTCTTCATTTCGTCCTTGCTCTCCGCCACCACCTTGCCGTTCGCGATGCGGTACGTGGGCTCCCCTATCTCCCGCTTCAGCTGGATGAACCCCTCCTCCCCGTCAAGACCCGCGAAGCACGGATGCTTCGTCCTGAAGTACTGCCTGCAACGCCACCAGAGCCAGTCGCGCAACGTCTTGCACGGAGCCTCCGAGTCCTCCGGCGCGGAAGCAGAAGCCATCACCTTCACCACCGGATACCCGACCCTGTCGCGGTACACCGCGTGGTTCAGCATGTCGTAGAGGCCAGCCCCGACGCCGATGGCGTCCACGTGTATCCAGTCGCACTTCCATTCGTGGAAAAGGATCCGTATGCGGTCGAAGGACTCCACGAGGTCGAACCCGTGCCACGACTCCGCGTGCAGTATCCTGTCCCCCTCGCGCACCACGACCCCCGTGTCGTCGTCGCCCATCCAGGCGGGGTCGACGCCCATGCGACGCTGGTACTTCACCGCTCCCGCCTCGCGCCTCGTCCAGATGCCGTCCATGTACGAGTCGGGCACGATGTAGTCCGCGCCCATCTGCGCGAACTGCCCAAGCACGCGGTAGCGGTAGACGTTCGACGAAACGCCGTAGGTGTCCCTCATGTTCTCGATCCACTCCCACGTCTGGCGTCCCTCGCACTTCAGCATCCGGAGCTCGCCCATCGGGTCGATGTACGGATACTCGTACTCGCGCCCGGCTATGGAATCCTCCGAAGAGAACTGGAGGCAGTGCCAGAACGTCTTTCCGTGGAAGCAGTTGTACATGTAGCCGGAAGTCTTCGTGGGATTCCCCGCCATGAAACCGAAGTTCCCCGGGTCGCCCATGGCACCGGCCGCCACCTCGAAGATCTCGTCGCGCACGCCCGAACCCTCGTCGATGAAGAACATGCAGTCGTGGAAGCCCTGGAGCGCGTCGTTGTTGTCCGCACGCGCCGTACGCAATACCGCCATCGCATGCGTCGGGTCCTCCCTGGACACAAGCTTCTCCGTCATGCAGTTGTACCTGGACGCGAGGAAGGGCCACTTCGAGGAGCATACCCCGGCTATCTCCTTCCACGTGGTCACCGTCAGCTGGTCGCCGCCCGCACCCGTGATCGGCGCGATCTTCCCCCTGGTGTCAAGCCACCAGTTCACAAGCCACCCCATAAGGCGGCTCTTGCCGATGCCGTGCCCCGAAGCAACCGCCACGAAACGATGGCTCTCGAAAGCCTTCAGGATCTCCGCCTGCTGGTGCGTCGGCACGTCACCGATCATCTCCACGACGTAGTCCAGCGGACTCCTGTACCAACGCCGAAGCCAGAACCGAAGGCTCCTCCTTATGCCCCTTATCTCTAGGGAACTCAAACTATCTTCACGTTCCTCTCCAGCCATCTCCGACACTCCTCCGCAACCTTCTCACGACCGGAATCCGTCAACCCTCCACCAGAACCAATCCCCGGCATGGAATTCCTCGCTATCCACTGCCACACGATCTCAACCACCCCCTCGAACACCTTCCGCGCAAACTCGCGCCTCCCGTCAGGGTCGCCATGACGCCTGTTCAGCTCGATAGCCATGTCGCGCTCGTGCAACGCCTTGAACAGATGACCCTTCACAACCGAAAGCTCGCGGGTAAGGTCGCCCTCGTCAGGCAACCCCTTCAACGAATCACGAAGGCTCAACACCTCCGAGTCCGCGTCGACGCTCTGCTGCGCCAGCTTCAACCCAATCGTGCTCACGATCTGCGCCTGCTTGTCCTCCGGAACCTTCTCAAGCCAGTCCGGGTTCTCCTCGATGAAACGGCCAACGGTCTCCATCACAGAACGACCAGCCTTCCCCTGGCTCGTCTCGCTGCGCCCCGAAGACTCCACCGGAGCACGAACCTTCCTCCCCCCGCTCGACAACTCATCGATACGCAACTCCACAGACTTCTTGATGAAGTCCGTAACGGAACCCTTCCCGCACGCACCAAGCAAACGCTCGTACAAAACCTTCGGAAACCTTACGCTTATCGCCTTGCCTTCCATGACGTATGACAATCTCCATTTTTGAAAAACCGGGGGATGGGGGTATTCGCACGCTACCCCACGGGTGCCGAGTCCAAGCCCCCTACCCATAGGCCCATGGGTATCCCATTGCCCTTTTCTTTTCTACCTTGCTGCTACCATATGCACACTAGCAATGTGCGCATTCACCTAGGAAACTAGGCTACTCTTGTGGATTCTCTTGTGTATCTGCCTGGGGTTCAAGGGGTTTTATGTGCTTCGTAGTAGGGTTCTTGGTTGGTTTAGGTTCATTTGTAAAGTTCTCTCCATCAAGATGTTGTAATAAACTAGGTAGAAACTCTAGATATTCACTCTCTATCTGCCTACCTACCAAGACATTATAACCGAATTTAGGTGAGTTTTTATATCCCTTACGTATCCTATTTACTGCTCTAGCCAATGCTTTGTATACAGTAACTGTTTCTTTTCCAGTAAGATATGACAGTTTATTAAGTAGGATTACAAGATACATAAGTAGCATATCTCTAGTACATCTTCTAAAGTACTTCATATCTACCTTGTATCCAAGGCTTTTTAGCATATCATATAGTAGACATATCCTTTTTTGTCTATCGTAGAGAGGTTTCATAAGTCCTTCTTGGTAAGGTGTTTATTTTAATTGCTCTATTTAAATGCTTGGTATTACGGAGTTTATGTATAAGTCTACCTATAGTCCTAGTAGACACCTTGAAAGTCCTGGAGAAATTTGTTATATCTCCCTTATTCAGAGTAGGATATAGTTGTATTAGATATATATATATCTGTTGCTCTGCTCGTGTAAGGGTAGAGTACTCCTCCAAAAAAGATATAAGGGTCATATAG